ACGCTGGCAAGTATTCGTTTGAACGGTTTAACTTTGACGGCAACAGTAAGATTGTAGTTGTTGACGGGGTAAACGCCCCAACGGTGTTTAACTCTGCATTGTCTGCAACAGACGTAAGCACCAGTTCTGTTCTTGGTGCATCTATTGTAGCTTCGTACCGTGAACACATGTTTTATGCTGGTATGCCACTTACCGGCAACTCTGGACCACAAGAGTTAGTATTTAGTGAGCCGTTTGACGAGGATGGATTTGATTCAGGGCAGGGTGCGGGCAGCATCAAAGTTGATGATACAATCGTTGGCCTTAAAGTGTTTCGTGACGGTTTGTTTATCTTTTGTGAAAACAGGATATTTAAACTTACGGGCAGTTCACTAAGTGACTTTGCGGTACAGGCTGTTACACGAGACATTGGCTGTATCAACGGCAAGACTATCCAAGAATTTGCCGGTGATCTTTTGTTTCTTGGTCCTGATGGGTTGCGGACAGTTGCGGGTACAGCAAACATTGGTGACGTGGAGTTGGGCACTATAAGTTCAAACGTACAGTCCCTTTTTGATGAAAACATATCCGACGCTACAGTATTTGATTCTGTCGTCATACCAGAAAAGACACAGTACCGTTTGTTTTTTAGTAAGACAGGTAGCTTGGAAAGCAGAACAGAAGGACTAATCTGTGTTCTTAAAAACCAGCAGGGTGGAGGCAAAGGGTACGAGTTTTCTACAGTTAAGGGAATCAAGCCGTCTTGTACAGACACCCTAATTGATGCTGGAGACATTCTTGTTTTGCACGGCGGATTTGACGGGTACGTATATCGCCAAGAAGAGGGTACCACGTTCAACGGAACAGCTATCTTAGGCAAGTACCGTAGTCCTGATCTTACAATGAATGATCCCGGCATACGAAAACACATGCAGCGTGTTATTGTAAACTTTAAGCCTGAATCTACCATCGATGCAGACATGTTTGTTCGTTACGACTACGAATCACCAACATCAGCCCGACCTGCAGCATACCCTCTTGACTCTACTAGCATTGCAGGTATTTACGGGACATCCACTTACGGTACGCCAACATACGGCGGACCTTCACAACCACTGATTAGACAACCTGTAGAGGGATCAGGATTTGCTGTAGCCCTACGAGTAAACGACGGCGGTTCTACCCCCGCCTACTCACTAAAAGGTTTTCAGCTAGAGTACCAACTAGGAGCGAGACGTTAAATGGGCGCATCTTACACACGACAGTCATCGTATGCTGACGGAGACATTATTCAAGCGTCCGACAGTAACAACGAGTTCAATCAGTTACTGGCTGCATTTGCTGCAAGCACTGGACATACACATGATGGCACTGATGCAGAGGGTGGCCCAATCACCAAGCTGCTTGGCAACACACTCACATTTGGTGCAGCTACGGCTGGCACAGACATTACAGTTACATTTGACGGGGAGTCAAACGACGGTGTACTCAAATGGATGGAAGACGAAGATTACTTTGAGTTTTCTGATGACATCCTTGTAGCCAGCACAGAGAAGCTGCAGTTTCGGGACACGGCTATCTACATCCACTCAAGCGCGGATGGGCAGCTTGACCTTATAGCTGACACGGAAATTCAGATTGCTGCCACTACTGTAGACATCAACGGTAACGTAGACATATCAGGCACACTGACAATCGGTGGTGCGGGTATCTCTGAGGCAGAACTTGAAATACTGGATGGTGCAACAGTCACCACAACCGAAATAAACGTACTTGATGGTGATACGTCTGCCAGTGCTACTACTGTAGCTGACGCAGACCGTGTTGTATTCAACGATGCTGGAACTATGAAGCAGGTGGCGGTCACAGACTTAGCTGCCTATTTTGATGACGAAATTACGGCGATGCCAAACCTTGTTACCACCGCAGCTACGACTGTGGGGGCACTCAACTCTGGTTCGATCACGTCTGGTTTTGGTACGATTGACACAGGATCGTCAACCATAACAACCACAGGTTTAATTACAGGCGGTTCTCTGGATATTGACGATGTAGTTATCAACGGCACAACAATCGGTCACACAGATGATACCGATTTGCTTACCGTTGCTAGTGGGCTGCTGACTGTGGCAGGTGAAATATCTGTGACTACACTGGATATAGGCGGTACAAATGTAACGTCTACAGCAGCGGAATTAAACATTCTTGATGGGGTAACATCCACTGCAACAGAACTGAACATTCTTGATGGAGTGACATCTACGGCAGCGGAACTTAATATTCTTGACGGTGTCACTGCAACAACGGCAGAACTTAACTACAGTGACACAGGTGCTGCTGTAGGCACAGTTGTAGCTAGTAAAGTAGTTACAGCAGATGCTAATAAAGACGTAGCCAGCTTCCGTAATATTACTTTAACAGGTGAGTTAGACGCAGGTTCGCTTGACGTATCAGGTGACGCAGACATTGATGGAACCCTAGAAGCAGATGCGATTACGGTTAATGGTACAGCACTAAATACAGTTATTGCAGGAGTAACAGTTGCTAACGCTACTTTAGCAGCAACAACTACCGTTACTGACAGCACAGCTAACACTAACTTCCCTGTTGTGTTCCATGACGAATCAAATGCACTGCTAGATGACACTGGTGCTTTGCGATATAATCCAAGCACAGGCGAACTGTTAGTACCTAAACTTACTGTGGCAGGTACAACGACCACCGTAGATACCGTTACAATGAATGCAGCAAATGCCATTATTTTCGAGGGTGCCACTGCTGACGCTAACGAAACTACACTTACTATTATAGACCCGACGGCAGACCGCACAATTAACCTTCCCGACCAGTCGGGCACAATTCCTTTGCTGGCTGCAGCAAGTAACACAGCCATTACGTCTACCCCTGCCGAATTAAATATCCTTGACGGTGCTACAGTAGTCGTAGGCGAAATCAACGCACTTGATTTGGGTTCAACAGCAGTCGGTAACGCTATTGCATCCAAAGCGGTAGTGCTTGACTCTAACAAAGATTTCACAGGTATTCGTAATCTTACAGCCACCGGAACAGTTGCTTTTGGTAGCATATCGGATGGTACAATAACAGCTACGGCATTTGTTGATGAAGATGACATGTCATCTAACAGTGCAACTCTTATTCCTACACAACAGTCTGTAAAAGCGTATGTTGACAACGAAATAACTAGCGCAGGGAGTTTTACCAGCTTTTTTATAGAAGATGATGATGGCACAGAAGTTACAATTAACAACGCCAAAGAAATAAAGTTTATTGGTTCAGGGATAACAACCAACTTTACCGACACGTCTACTGGTAGTGATGGCGACCCGTTTGATCTTACGTTTACAGTTGACGCTGCACAGACAGGCATCACTTCTATCTTGGCTACAGACTTGAAGATTGGTGAGGATGACCAGACCAAGATTGACTTTGAGACTGCAGACGAAATACACTTCTATGCGGCCAACGTGGAACAGGTATACTTGGGTGACAACATCTTTGGACCACAATCCGACAGTGATGTTGACTTGGGTAGCAATTCTGTGCGGTGGAAAGACGCATATGTAGATAGTGTGACTTCAACAGGTAATGTTGTTGCAGGGGGAACTATTGAACCCGGTGGAGATACCTCTGCCGGTGACAATGCTGCGATTGGCTACACTAGCGCAGAGGGTCTTATCCTCACAGGACAAGGCTCTACATCAGACATCACCTTGAAGAACGATGCAGACGCTACGGTGTTTACTGTGCCGACTGGTACGGATGACATTTTGTTCCCAGACAATGCTAAAGCTATGTTTGGTGCTGGGTCTGACTTGCAGATTTATCACGATGGTTCTAATAGTTATGTTTGGGATTCTGGAACGGGTAACTTAATATTAGTTTCTGACGGCACTGGTGTAGAAATTAAAAAGAACAATGGAGAATATTTAGCGTCATTTAGTAATGATGGTGCAGTTGCTCTTTACTACGACAACGCATCTAAATTTGCCACCACCAACACAGGCATTGATGTCACTGGCGTAATTACTACAGATGGTATGACTACTTCTGCCGACATCAACTTCGGCGACAACGACAAGGCTATCTTCGGTGCTGGCAGTGACT